TGATAATTGCTAAACTATGAGAAAGTTTTAGTCCTATGGCAATAGCACCTGGAACGTATGACATGACGATCCAACGAAGATCGGATCATACTGTTTCTGTAACTTTAAAAGATTCAGGAGGAAGTGCAGTAAATCTTTCGGGATATTCAATCGCTTCTCAGGTTTGGGATTCTGGACGCACAACAAAAGCTGCTGATGCTACTTGTTCTATTACAAATTCATCAGGTGGCACATGGACCTGGACGCTTACAGATACTCAAACAGCAACCTTTACTGCTGATGAATATAAATATGATGTGTTGTTAACGAATGGTTCAGGGCTGAAAGAGTACTGGATAGAAGGTACTATTTATATGGATCAAGGATACACTGCATGACCACAGTTAATATCACGACCAACAAAAACACTGTAACTGTTGACGAAAGCAATAGTTCAGTCATAACGGTTGCAACTCAGGGACCACAAGGAGCCAGTGCTACTGATCTAATTAATATGGATAATGTTACTAGCAAATCTATAGTCTATTATGACAGTACAACGTCAAGTCTTAAGGCTGACGCAAATTGGACCACAGACACACTTACAGACGGAGGTAACTTCTAGTGGCTAACACGATCAGAATTAAAAGAAGCACTGGAAGTTCGGCTCCTGGTTCTCTTGCAAATGCAGAATTGGCCTATACAGAAGGCAGTAATATTCTGTATTACGGAACAGGAACAGGTGGGGCTGGTGGTTCGGCTACAGCTATTGAAGCGATTGGTGGTGATGGATATTACAGCACTCTTTCTACTGCTCAGACGATTTCTGGAGCGAAAACATATACAGGAACAGTTGATTTAAGTAGTGCAACCGTTCCAACATTTACTTGTTCTCAGAACTTAATCGTAAGTGGAAACTTGACGGTTTCTGGAACAACCACGACTGTCAACAGTACCACCACGACCATTGCTGATAAAAACTTAGAACTTGCTAAAGGTGCAGCGAATGATGCAGCCGCCGATGGTGGTGGACTAACGATTGATTCAGGAGATGGTGATAAGGAATGGAAATGGTTAGACGCTACTGATTCTTGGACTTCTAATCAAAGTATTGAAGTTGCTGGATCGTCTCTTAAGTACAGGATCGATGGAGTTGATGTTGTTACAAAGACTGGATTAGGTTCAACTGTTGTTGGTAGTTCTTTAACTTCTGTTGGAACAATTGGAACTGGTGTTTGGGCTGCTACTGATGTAGCGGTTGCTCATGGTGGAACGGGTGCAAGTACAGCAGCAGGAGCGTTAACAAACTTAGGGTTAACAGCAACGGCGGCTGAATTAAATGCACTTGATGGCATAACGTCTACTGTTGCTGAGCTAAATATTGTTGATGGTGGAACGTCTGCTACTTCAACAACTCTTGCTGCTGCTGATCGAATGGTGATCAATGATAACGGAACAATGGTTCAGGTTGCATTATCGGATCTGGTTACATTTTTAGAGAATGGATCTGTTTCAGGTTTTGACCTTGATGGAGGAACCTTCTAACTAAAACTACAAATAGGAGGTACTTCTAATGGCTAACACAATTAAATTAAAGAGAGGAACTAGCACTCCATCAACGAGTGATATTTCTAACGGTGAGGTTGCGATTGACACCTCGGCTCAGAAGTTATATATCAATGATTCTGGAACGGTAAAAGAAATTGGTAGTGGTGGTATTGGCGGTGCGTCAGGTTTAGATTTCAACGACAATGTAAAAGTCCGTTTCGGAACAGGGAATGATTTAGAAATTTATCATAATGGAACCAACTCACATATAGATAATCATACAGGTGATCTAAATATAAGAGGTGGCGGTGGAGATATTCTTCTTAGTCCTGTTGATGGTGAGTTTGCAATATATACAATAGCAAATGGCAAAGTACAACTTAGATATGACAACTCAATCAAACTAGAAACGGAATCAAACGGAGTTCAGATATTTGATCATCTTGGAGTTGGTGCAGCATCTAACACAGGTTCTTGTGTCTATATTAAAACTCCAGAAGGTAGCGATGGATCACCTGCAACAAGGAGAGGATTACTTGTTCAAGAATCTGCTTGGTCGAATGGAAATATAATTGAAGCTCAAGGTAGTATAGGTAATACTATTTTCAAGGTTGGTGGTACTCCTAATGATGTTGAAATACCTAGTGATACAAGTAAACTTAAATTAGGTGCAGGTGGGGATCTACAAATCTACCACGATGGAAGCCATAGCTACATTAATAATGATACTGGAAATCTAAGTATAGGTGGTGCTCTCATTGGCTTTACGAATGCTGGTAATTCGGAGTGGACAGTAAAAAGCGTTTCAAACGGAGACGTAGAACTCTATTATGACGGCTCGAAGAAGCTTGAGACAACGAGTACTGGCGTTACTGTTACTGGTGATTTAACAACATCAGGTAATGTTACTTTTGCTGATAGTTCAGGTGGTGCTAATAATAGAGCAGTTTTCGGAAGTGGCGGTGATCTAAACATTTATCATAATGGTACTTCTTCACTTATTGAAGCTGATGATCTACGGCTAAGAAACGCAGCAGGAGATGAAAATTTTATAATTTGTACAGATGACGGAGCCGTAGAACTCTATTACGACAACGGTAAGACTTTTGCTACTACTACCAACGGAGCCATTGTTTATGGTGCTGAAGGTGCTGGAGCACAGTTATATCTATATGCTGATGAAGGAGATGATGACTCTGATAAGTGGAGATTCTCTACTGGTGATAATGGAAATGTTTACTTCCAAAACTATGCTGATGGTGCGTGGGAAACAAATACATTATGGAATCATGGAGGAAGTGTAGAACTCTATCACGACAACTCAAAGAAATTTGAGACAACTTCGACTGGAGCACAGGTTACAGGTTCATTAGGGATAGGAGTTGCTCCAACTGAAGAACTACACGTAAAGAATGATACGAACGGTTTAACAACATTATTAGTCAATAATGCAAGTACAGGAACTTCTGCTCTAGCACAAATTGCTGCTTCTTCTGATTCATGTCAGATTGAAATGCGAGCTAATAGTGCTGCATATAATGGTGTTAGTGGTTGGGGTGATGCAGGTGTTATCTCCTGTGACTCTGGTTCATCAGGCGGTTTAATACTTAACACACAAGCAGGTGGGCTTAAGTTTCAATATGCAACAGCCACGAAATTACAGATCAACTCTGATGGAGATGTATTAATACCAAATGATAATGCTGAATTAAGAATTGGTGCTGGAGCTGATTTAAAAATCTACCATGATGGAACAGATAATTATATTTATAGTGACAACAAAACTTTATGGCTTAATGCTAATGGATCAGACATTCGTATTAACCCAGTCAATGCAGAGAATAGTGCTAAATTCATAGCTAATGGGGGCGTAGAACTCTATTACGACGACTCGAAGAAGCTTGAGACAACGAGTGCAGGTGTTGAAGTAACAGGTAATTTAGTTTTTGATGCTTCAGTATCAGGTGGAACTATAAAACTTGGAGACGATCAGAAAGTATTTTTAGGCGGTGGAAATGATCTACAAATCTACCATGATGGAAGCAACAGCATTATAACTGCTGGTGGTGCAGGAGATTTACAACTTATTTCTACTTTCGATGATGTAGACATTAAAGCAGCAGATAATATTTTTCTTAGACCTAAAGCAGGAGAAGATGGTCTAAAAGTTTATGGTGATGGGAACGTAGAACTTTATTACGACAACTCTAAGAAGTTTGAGACTGGTAGTTATGGCTTTGGTACTAGTGCAAATATAAGACTACTTGTTGATGATGGATCGGTACAGTTTGGTGCGGATCAAGATTTCAAACTTTACCATGACGGGAATTACAATATTTTAAAAGGAGAAGGAGCGCACTCTACACAATTCTGGACTAGCAATACTGCTCGTTGGAGGATACAAGCTGGTGGTCATTTGATGCCAGAAGCTTCTCATACTTATGACATAGGTACAACGTCTTATGGTGTTAGAAACGTATATTTAGCTGATAATGGAAGAGTACAGCTAGGAACTTCTCAAGATCTACAAATACTACATGATGGTACAGATTCATACTTAGATCATACGTTAGGTTCAGGTCTTTTAAGGATAAATGCTGCTGCTGGATCTGAGATTAGATTAACAAAATCTGGCCCAGAAACATTAGCTAGATTTATACCTGATGGAGCCGTAGAACTCTATTATGACAACGCTAAGAAGCTTGAGACGGCTAACGCTGGTATTATTGTTGCTGGTTATGTTAATGCTCAAGGTGATAATGGTTATGCTTACATATGTAATGACAATTTAAAATCTAGTTGGGGAACAGGGTTAGATTTACAAATCTGGCATGATGGATCTCACTCATATATAAAAGATGCTAATGCTAGTTCAGCTCTTATTATTGAAGCAACTAATGATACTTTCATAAAACATGGAGGTGAAAATTGTGCAAGATTTAATAATGACGGATCCGTAGAACTCTATTACGACAACGCACTTAAGTTTTACACCCAAAGCTATGGAGCAGTAGTAAACGGAGATAAATTATTCTTCGCAGATAACACGAAGATAGAGATGGGGGCAGCGTCGGATCTACAAATCTACCATGATGGATCGAACAGCGTCATTGGTAATGGTACAGGTAAGCTTCATATATTATCTGAGGACGAATTAAGGTTTAGGACTAATAGTTTCACTATTATGAGCTATGGGCAAGATGAGACTTTTGCAAGATTTTTAGATGACGGAGCTTGTGAACTCTATTACGACAACAGTAAGAAGCTTGATACTACTTCAAGTGGTGTCAAAATACACCAACATTTATATCCTCAGAATGATGATACACATGATTTAGGTTTCGCTGGTAATCGCTGGAGACATATTTATGGTCATGATTCTCTTGATATGCCTGATGAC